CCTGGCGCCTGGTAGGAATAAACCACCCAGGTTTCAGGTTGAATTGCTTTTACGACACTTGTATCATATGTCAACCTAGTTGTCACACTAGGACGGAACAGAACGTTCCAACTGCCTTCCGGGATGCCACGGATCGGACACCACGGAAGGCTTTATTATCACATAACGGTCCCACGTGGCAGTCCACACTCGGGAGTAATCTAAGTCAATATTGACAAGGCCCATTTGGATGTCTCCAAATTTTTGTTCAATCTTGACTTGCTCCTCAACGGATATGCCATATTTGTGTTCCATCAACAACCTTGTTCCGAGTGTTATTTCCTGACAAACGTCTTGGAAGAGGATAGCGTCTTTTAATATGACGCGCTCCCACCAATTGGTGTTTCTTGAACCCAGTACCCGAGCGACAGAGTACTGTGAAGTGAGGGAAATAATCCTACGGCACAAGGCCGTGATAATGGGGCATGCTGGAAATTGATAAAGCCCGGACAAAGCTTTAGCACGGAGGAGTGCCTTTTTGGTGGCATCCCTAGACCCTATATACTTAGCAGAGGTCCAGCCCAAAGCGGCAGCAAAACGCCTTGGGTCTCCAATTTGCTGGCACGAATCCGGATCGAAAATCATGCCGCAAAAACTTGCGTGAGCGAGTTCAGAAAATATTTCCATCTTAACAGTGAAACCCAACTGCCTCAACAGCATTGGGTCCACAGTTCTGCCGGAAGAGAATCGGCACAAGCCATCATCTCCCTCAAATACTGCAAATAACTCGCCAAGTTCCTGTTTTTCCGCGCAGTACAACATTAGCATCATATTGGTAAAACCATTACCTAAGGACGTGCACATGTCTCCAGAGCACCTTCCAGCAATGGTTCTAACAACGGCCTTCTTGAATTTCAATTTTTGTGGGCCAGTCAGAGCTATCTCAATGTTGTCACACCATGACTCACCCATAGGGAGATTCTTTGTCATGTGTCTGTACAGAATCATTTCACAGTTACGCATGAGAGGCCCCGTAAACGAGGATTCAAATGATGTGTAATCTGTGCACTGGTATACAAAACCAGGTTTGTAAACTTTCTCTTTGATATAAGCAGGACGCTGGTCCAAGGGAACCTTCTTAATAAAGTATTCATGTTTGAATACCACCTGTTCTATCAAATGAAAGATCGGTCCGCTATAGACCTTGAAGTAGTCATCCCTCGGGTTTATGGTTCTGGGATACTTATACTCCAAATAAAACTCATCCTTTATAAAGGACTTGCATGTAACATGTTTAAGGGGCCTGTCAACTTCTTCAGGACTAAGCTTCCTAAGATCCTGCTGGCGCTCCAATGTATAAGAGGAGTTAGCCAACCAGTGATCGACTCCGGTGTCAACGTCGGCCTCTAGCGGTTTAAAGAGTTCCTCGACCTTACGTTGACAAAATTTGCCGAAGTCTAAAATGACATCATGATCCATTTCTTGTGGCAATGGATTTACAATGCGTTTTTGCGCCCCCATCGCAATGGAGGCGGCATGATTCATATCAGGCCTTGGTAGGGCCACACCCTTAAACAAAAGGGGCAAGGCCACAGCACAGGGTCTGTATAAATGATCTTGGACGTTGGTCACCTTAATAGAACAGCCAGGGCGTACTTCCTCAGGTAACGGAGGGAGTCGCTCGCTCGTGACGCGATAACCGTATTGCACGAGCTCACTTGACGCCCTATAATCTAGTCCAACGGCTGGACATGTCCAGCCAAGAGAAGGCGCGAAACATCAAA